GTCATACATACTCGCCACTTCGTAACAATATTATTATTAACTGGGGCAATTCTACACCACCACATTTTAAATGGATGGAACAAGACTTAAACAAACCCCATGCTATTGCATTAGCTAGTAATAAACTTAATACTTTTTTAGAATATCGTAATGCAAGTTTTATTCATGTACCAGATTGGACTACTAATCCACAAGAAGCACAACATATATTAAATCTAGGCAATAAAGTATACTGTCGTAAATTACTATCATCTCATAGTGGTAATGGTATTGTTATATGTAAAGATGGTGATAAACTTCCAATTGCACCATTGTATACATTTCATACTAAACATAAAGATGAATATCGTGTTCATGTTTTTAAAGGGAGATCTATAGATGTTCAAAAGAAAAAGAAAAGAAAAAATAATTTTATTTCTAATGGAATACGGAATTCCAATAATGGTTGGGTATATTGTAGGGGGGATATTATTATTCCTACTAATTTACAGTCTATCGCTGTTGAAGCAGTTGGGTTATTAGGGCTTGACTTTGGTGCTGTTGATATAGGCCACAGAGTTATTGATAATAAATTCTTTGTGTTTGAAGTTAATACTGCACCAGGATTAGAAAAAACAACACTTGACAAATATGCAAAAGCTATATATAATTACTCTTTAACATTATAAAGGGTAATTTAAATGAGGTGTATTGCATGTAATAAAAATTTAAACGACTTTGAGTCAACCAGAAAGTCATTGTTAACGGATGAATATTTAGATATGTGTAACTCATGTTACCATATGATTGAAAAAGATACACCAAGTAAAGAACGAGAAGACTTACGTTCAGATGAAGATTCCTATGACAATACTGATGACCCCGAAGAATTATTAGAATAGCCGTTTAGATTGTCAGAGCTGCCAGTGGCAGCGATGCAATCTAAAGGGCATATTATATTACTTGTTCATTACGTACATAGTTACTTCAAAGCCAAAACGCATTTCTGTAGCTGCTGGTTTAGTCCACATAATTTTTTCCTTTATAAAAGTTAATATAGAATTTTCACTCTATACAATTATTATAACATAACGAATGAAAACAGTCATGCGTGTAACACTTAACATTATCTAAGGATTACCATGAGTAAATTTTTAGGGCACAAGTCTTGTCCCAAATGTGGGAGTAAAGATAATTTAGCAGACTATGATGATCATATGTGGTGCTTTGGATGCAAGTATTATAAAATTAAAAATGATATAAGATCTCTGCGAAGCAGATTGCAGAGCCAGCAGGCGATGCCATCTGATGAGCATATTTTACACACAACAAAAGATATTCCTATTGTTCCAAGACAATGGCTATTAAAATACGAAATAACCAATGAAGAAATTGAGAAAAATAATATTGCGTGGGACGCAAATAATCATGTATTAATTTTGTTACAAACGCAAAATTATTGGCAAGGAAGATGCTTTGGAAATCAAGGACTTAAATACTTATCTAAAGGTAATAAACCATTGACAATCTATGGTAATGGTGATACAATAGTATGTGTAGAAGATGTTATATCAGCTATTAAATTAGCTAGACTATCGCCAAACTATTGTGCAACACCACTACTAGGAAGTAGCATGAATTTAGAAACAAGTCAAGCATTATCTGAAAAATTTAAATCAATTACAATTTGGTTAGATAGAGATAAAGCAAAAGAAGCTATTAGAATTGCTAGTAATTTAAAACAAAAAGGAGTTAGTACGCATGTAGTAATCTCACCGCAAGATCCAAAAGAATATAACAAAGGAGAATTAATCGAGTGGTTGAAGAGCAAATAATTAAATTATTTTGTACTGATAGAAATGTCTTTACAAAATACTATAAATATGTTAACATAAATTATATTAAAATAAATTATAGTAATATTTATAGAGTATTTATAACTATAGAATCATATTATAATATATATAATAATAATAATATAACTAAAGAAGATTTAGAATTAGCTTACAATAGTAATTATTTATTAAAAGATTCTGAAAGAAAAGAATTCTCTGAGCTTCTTAATAGGATTCTTTCTTTTGAAGTGTCTAACCCAGAAGCTGTAATTGCGTTGCTTGAAGAGCATCGCAGAAGATGTTTAGCTGGTGATGTAGCTCGTCTTGCTTTAGATGTTGAAGATGGTAAAGCAAATATAACAGAGCTGTTAGATAAGTTTACAGAGTTTGAACATCAAGAAGTTAAAGTAGAAGATATTAAATTTATTGAATTTAATTTAGATAAGCTATATCATTCTCAAGTAGAAACACAAGGGCTTAGATGGAGACTTGATTCTTTAAATAAAAGTTTAGGATCATTACGAAAGGGAGATTTTGGATTCTTATTTGCTAGACCTGAAACTGGTAAGACTACCTTTTTAGCTAGTGAAATATCCCATATGATTGAACAAACTAAAGGGGATATTCTTTGGTTTAATAATGAAGAACAAGGTAACAAAGTAGCAATACGTTGTTATCAAGCTGTGTTAGGCATTACTGCAAAAGAATTATTTGCAGATAGACCAAAGTATGATAAACTGTTTTATGAAAAAACAGAAGGTAGATTTAAATTGTTATTAGAGTTAGAAGATTCATCACGGGCTTCAAGGATAGAAACAATATTAAAAAATACTAATCCTGCCTTAATTATCTTTGACCAGATAGATAAAATTAAAGGGTTTAAAGCAGATAGAAATGATTTAGAACTAAAAGCAATCTATCAATGGGCTAGAGAAATGGCTAAAACATATGCCCCTGTTATAGCAGTATGCCAAGCAAATGGAGAAGCAGAGGGTAAACTATGGTTAACTATGGATATGGTTGATAGTAGTAAAACAGCTAAACAAGGAGAAGCTGATTGGATTATTGGCATTGGTAAAGAACAAGATAATACTAGTCGTTATAGATACTTAAACATTAGTAAAAATAAACTATTAGGAGATGAAGATACGTTACCTGACTTAAGACACGGAGCTTTTAAAGTATTAATTAAACCAGATATAGCACGTTACGAAGAGATATAATGCAAAATTATTTAGTATTAGATTGTGAAACAACAACATCTAATAAAGGAAATCCATTTGATCAAACAAATAAACTTTGTTATGTTGGATTACAAGGGCATGGCTTGTATAATATTGAGTATGATTTAGATCCTTATAAAAATAAATTAGATCTTATACAAGATAAAATAAATGATGTTGATTTATTAATTGGATTCAATATTAAATTTGACTTACATTGGCTAAAGAGGTATAATATAACCTTTACCAACAAAAGATTATGGGATTGTCAACTAGTACATTTTATATTAACTGGCCAACAGTTTCCATATCCTAGTTTAAATGGTGTATGTGCACATTATAATTTAGAAACAAAATTAGATGTAGTTGCAAATGAATACTGGAAAAATGGAATAGATACGCCAGACATTCCTGAGGAGATTCTTCGTGAATATCTACAACAAGATATTAAACTAACTGAATTAGTTTATTTTAAACAACTAGAAGACATTAAAAATAATCCACATTTATCTAGACTAATTAGTTTACACAATCAAGATCTATTATGCTTACAAGAAATGGAATATAATGGTCTTTTATTTAATGAAGATTTAAGTATTACACTAGGAGATAGCTTTGAAGAACAAATTAAAACATTGGATGAAGAGTTGTATAAACTTCATCAACTTAGAGAGTTTAACCCTAATAGCAATGATCATATTAGTGCTTTGCTTTATGGTGGGGATATTAGCCTTCGTCGTAGAGTTTCTTGTGGGACTTTTAAAACTGGCACTAGAATGGGTGAACAGAAAGAGAAATGGGAAGAATATAAAATAACCTTCAATAGATTAGTTGTTCCTATAAAAGGATCAGAATTAATTAAAGAAGGGTTTTATTCAACAGATGAGAAGACTTTAAAATCTTTACGTAGTTCTAATAAAGCAAAAAGTATTATAGAATTATTGTTAAAAAGAACTACATTAGAGAAAAGATTGTCGACTTATTATAGAGGCGTAGTAAATTTAATCAATGAACTTAACTGGAAAAAAGGAGTTATACATGGGCAACTCAATCAATGCGTTACACGAACGGGACGACTGTCATCAAGCAAACCTAACTTGCAAAACTTTGACGGAGAAATCAAATCTTTGTTCACATCTAGATTTTCTTGAAGAGAATGAAAAAGAACTTTTAGAAGAAGAAGAATTTAGGAGACAAGCATGTTCTTAAAGTTAACAAATGCAGCAAGTGATTTTAAAGATAAAGCTTTAGTTATTAATTTTGATAATGTAGTTGAATATCATGAGCAATTACTTGATAGTGATACTGAAATTAGAACAACAATTTACAGTACAACTAAAGATTTTTGGCAAGTAAAAGAAACAATAGAAGAGGTAAATAACTTACTTAATGTTACTACAAGCTGATGCAAAACAACTAGAATGGGTGGGGGCTACCTATCTAAGTCAAGATCAAGTAGCCCTAAATGAGATTTTAAATAATGTCGATCAACACACAGATAACCAAGAGAGATTTGGTCTTCCATCTAGACTTATTGCTAAGACGTTCGTATTCCGGCTTATCTATGGAGGATCTGCATATAGTTATGCAAACGATCCAGATTTTAAAGCAATCGGAAACGAATCCTTCTGGCAAGGAGTTATTGATGAATTCTATAAGAAATATTCTGGGCTCAGAAAGTGGCACGATAAAATTTTAATAGACGCTAAACGTAATAGAAAATTATCTATGCCTACAGGACGAGTCTATAATTTTGAACCTGAAATTAGAAATGGAAGAGCTGAATGGCCCCGTACAAAGATATTAAATTATCCTGTACAGGGACTAGGAGCGGATCTTATGGCACTTGCTAGAGTATCTTTAAGGAATAGACTTTTAAATAAGGAAGGAGTACTACTTGTAAATACTGTGCATGATTCAATAATACTTGACTTTAATCCAAAAGTATGGGATAATACTATACTAGTAAATTTAGTAGACAAGTGTTTTAATGACATTCCAAGTAATTTTAATAAATTATTTGGTAAAACATTCAACTTACCAATGCGAGTTGAGTGTCAAATTGGCCCCACATGGGGAAATATGGAGATAGTAAATGCAAATTACAATAATTGATGTATCACAAAATACATTAGCATCAAAGACTGGTAAGACTTTTGAACAACTAGAAGTTGCTTATAAAAATGATCAAGGTCAAACTCAATCTAAAAAGTTAGTATCCTTTAGTAATCCTGAAGTATTTAAAGTAGCAAAGACTTGGGAAAAAGGAGCAGTTGTAGATATTAGAGCTATTAAAAATGAAAAAACTGGATATTGGGATTGGATAGGCTTTGGACAAGGAGACGCACCTGTGGCTACAACAACTGGATCTACAGCACCAACAAGAGTAACTGGAAGTACATATGAAACTAAAGAAGAAAGAGCAGCAAGACAAATTCTTATTGTCCGTCAGTCTTCTATATCTAGTGCAGTAGAATTAGTAGCAGCAACTTCCACAGAACCTTCAACTGTTGAAAATGTTATAGCTATTGCTAAACAGTTTGAAGAATATGTCTTTGGTCAAGAAAATAATCCTGATGAGGATGTTCCTAACTAATGTTAGCATTAATTGATCAAGATCTTTTATGTTATAGATGTGCAGCTAGTGCCGAGAATGACGACCTTGGCATAGCTATATATCGTATTGATGATCTATTAGATAACATACTTACTAAAACAAATGCTACTAGTTATAAAGCTTTTCTAACTGGTCCTAATAATTTTAGAAAGTTAATCTATCCTGAATACAAAGCTAATAGAACTCAACCTAGACCCCGTCATTTAAAAGATTTACAAAATTATAGTATTGAAAAACTAAATGCAGAGTTTGCTCCTGATACATTAGAAGCTGACGATGCTTTAGCCATACATCAAACAGATGATACCATAATTTGTACCTTAGATAAAGATTTGTTGCAGGTTCCAGGTCATCACTTTTCGTGGGAAATTAACGGTAAAGGGTGGAATCGTCCTGATATCTTTATAGACCAAACGGAGTTTGAGGGTTTGAAGTTGTTTTATTTGCAATGTATTAAAGGTGATACATCAGATAATATTAAAGGTATTCCCGGAATTGGAAGTAAGGGAGCTGAAAAGATTTTAAATGGTTGTAGTAATGAGCAAGAGTTATTTAATGCTGTAAGAACAGCCTATAATAATGATTCAGAATTTATTATGAATGCCAGAGTGTTATGGATTTTAAGAAGTTTAGAAGATAACTGGGAAGATAGATTTTATGCCCTTATTCAAGAGTAAACTAGAAGCAAGAGTCTGGGAAATTTTAAAAAAAACTTTTCCTTCTGTTAAATATGAACCTAAACGTTATAAATATATACAACCTGAAAAAGAACGGACTTACATTCCTGATTTTAGAACAGGTCGTAGAAATATATATCTTGAAGCTAAAGGTAAATTAGATTTAGATACTAGACAAAAGATGGTATGGTTTAGAGAGTCTAATCCTAGTATTAAAATTATATTTTTGTTTCAGAATCCTGATAATAAGATTACAAAAAGAAGTAAAACAACCTATGGTACTTGGGCTACAGAAAATGGGTTTGATTGGTTAGATTTTAGAAAGGATTGGCTAAATGCTTATATCAAATTGTGTAGTAAATGAAGATGGAAGTTATGATTTTGATTTCCATGTTGACCCTGAAGAAGCAGCATTTCTTATGGATCATGCAATAAAAAATTTAGTTCATCATGGGGTAATTAATATTGCTTCTATGGATGCAAATCAAGAACTAGATTTATTTAAAAAAGAAGGTGGTAAAGTCTCATGAGTAAAATATTATTATTAGATATAGAAACATCCCCTAATACAGCACATGTCTGGGGTATATGGCAACAAAATATTGCTATTAATCAATTGCTTGAGTCATCAGAAATTTTATGCTTTGCTGCAAAATGGCTTGGAGAAAAAGATATTGTTTTTAAATCTATTAAAAATGGTACTTATAAATCTATGCTTAAATCTATTCATAAGTTATTAGATGAAGCTGATGCAGTAATACATTATAATGGTGCTAGATTTGATATCCCTACATTAAATAA